AAAGATCGAGGCCTGCAAACCCAAATCAATAAGCTTAAAGCATTAGATCCAACAAGAGCAGCACAACTCGAAAATCAAAGATTACAAATGCAAGGTGTAGATCCAACACTTGCACGTGCAGCAACTATTGGGCAGTTAGGAGATACGTCAACGTACGTAGATCAAGGAACTACCTTTACACTACCTAACGCACTAGCTTCAACTGATGGTACATTTGATAAATCCCCAGACTAAGAAAAGGAGAGCCTAAACTCTCCTTTTCCGTCTCTAGTCATTGTACACCAACTTTCGTCCGAGGCTTACTCTGCGACAAGGCCACATTGGTTGGTCGACCTTATTCGTCGTTTGCTAGTTTAGCAAAGTAACTCATTGTATCATCTTCATCGCTAAGCTGATCAGCTGATACTGGTTCCAGCTTTTGTGGTTCAGGTGTTGATACCGGTTCGTTGATCTGCATTTCCTGTCTTACAGTATATGCACCAGCTGTAGCTTCTTCACCAAGTACTTTCACCAGCTTTGCTTTTAGTTCATCGTAGCTTTTGTAGTTACTTGGATTAGTAAATTCACTTAGATCGTGTAGCTGATCATAAACAGATTCAAGACGTGTATCCTCACCTTCATAAAGAGCTGATGGAGAAGAGAACTCTGACTTATCGTAATTACGATATCCTTCGACGTTACGAATCTTCAGTTTGAAATCTGCACCTTCCCAGAAGTCAAACGGGTTAACTGGCTCTTCATCGGCAAACTCGGGTTGCATAGAATCCATAATCTTATCAAAGATCTTCTTACCAAACTTATAAAGGAATACTTTACCTTCATTTACAGGGTTCGAAGGATCTTGGAGAACCAAGATGTTTGTTACATAGTGGAGTCTACGCTTTTGTGTTCGAGCCTTTTCTTTGTCCGAATCGTTTCCAGTATTCCACAATCTCGAGTTGAGTTCACCAACAGGATCAGTTTGGCCAATAGAAGTAAGTGAGTTTTCGATGTACCATAAACCTGTTGGGCCTTTGAATCCATGATCCCAGTAACGTACCCATGGAAGCTCTGCTCCCTCAGTTGCTGGCAAAAACCTAAGTACTGCATAACCATTACCTGCCTTGTCGACTGTTGGCTTCCAAATACGTTCGTCAACATAAGATTTTGTTTCCGTAGATCCACCTACAGATTCTGCTGCTTGAACGAGTTTAGAGATTTGATCGCGATTGCGTTTTAAATTTTGAAATGACATATATATTTTCCTTGTATTGCTGAAATATTAACTGTAATATTATACCATATTTTATGGCATATGTATATATCCTTTTTACTCAAATAAAGCACTATCTAAAGTATTCTGTTTTGGTAAAAAGTTTAGCCTCATTGCTTCGGCTTCTATCTTTGACCGAATAATCGGAGAGATAAATTTCTTCATGTCTTCTGGTTCCATATCATTCTTTTCGCAAAGATGTAGAACCGCTTCCATATATGGGATCTTTAATTCCGTGACTGTTGCTTCGACAAGTTTTGTAAACTTGGACTTTGTAAGAAAGTTTTCTTCGATACTCATTTATCCATTACCCTTAGCAAGATGATATCTTTATTAATACGACCTGTTGGTACAGACGTTTTGGTTGTTAGTTTCTTCCACTCTGTATCGATCTGTTTGACAGTCTTATTGAGTGCAATTGGTAAGAACTCATCTGGCTTACGTAGTCGAACCTGTCGACTGTTGACACTATCTAAATTCTTAATTGTTGTTCCAGATATTTCAAATCCGTTAGCAGCTTGGGTGCAGTACTCGATGAGATAACGTTCTTTGCAATTAAATGCGTAAAGCCTACGTGACCCAACGAGGAGTATTGGGTTAATGGAGACCAACTTAAAGTCGATATCTTCTTTCTTGTACTGCACCTTTGCTACTTGTTTATCAGCTGTTTTTGCTTTCGGTGTTCGAACTTTCCGATTTGCTTTTGCAGCTGATTGTATCTTGTCAAGATCGAGGAGCATATCCTGACAAGCTTTGACACGTCGTTTAAGCTCTGGCTTTTTCAAGTGCGAGTACGCTTCAACAGCCTGGTCACACCTGGCAAGAAGTGCATCTTCATATTCTAGTAGCCATGCCTCAACGAGGTCTTTAACTGGACCGATTGCCGATCCAGATAAACCATGTTTCTTGAAGAGTAGGTATACATCGATTGTTTCTTTTTTACCTTCCATCCATGCATCTTCAAGTTCTTCAAGATCGATCATAATAGTACGAGCAATCTTTCTTTCAAGTCTTTGTACTGGCGAAAGTGAAACAACATTCTTTGCTTTCGTTTCTTCTTTCCTCTCAGCAAGTATTTGTTCGCCAAGAGTAAGTAGTTCAGTACAGTATTTCTTTAAGCCATCTGCATAGCCTTGTATCCGATCATCGACTTCAAGATTGCTATTTAACCAGAAGGCTGTACAACCACGATGTGGATAATTAAATTTGTATTCTGGAACAGCTGCAAGCTTTTTTTGCTCTGCCTTGGTAAAGTTGTTCTTAATATAGGTCTTGATATAACCAATAATATCTTTCTTGGTTACTTCTGTCTGGAAATAGTACCGTGTCGATTCCCAGCCTTTGTCGACAGGGATATAGTTTGTACCTCGACGACGAGATATCTCTTTCCGCTTTTTTAAACGTTTACCTTTAAGAGCTGTAAGTGCCATTAGCTAACCTCCTCAATCACAAAGTTCTTATCATCGCGAAGATGAACCCAGCGAGAGTCTTTGAGCATCTTCGTTGTCCATTCCTTGGTCTTAGCTGCGTCACGCGTTCTAATAGGAAATGTTTCATTCATTGACTCAACATGCATTGCAGGCATGCCTAAGAATGTAGCAACTTCTCTAATCTTCCAACGGTCGCCATGTTGGTTAATACGATTTTTACCGTGTCGCGTCTTGCCCGATAAGATAACCCAACGACCAATATCTTGATGTGTGATAACCATAACCACTCCTCTTTCTTATTGTGTATACTATTCTACCACAGTTTTACCTTTTTGTAAACCCCCTAATTTGTTTTCGGTATGATTTAACTGCG